AAGAAGTATGAAAAACTGGCAAGAAAGTATTATATCATACAACACTCTAAAAAGATTTCATTGAATAGTGCTTATGGTGCGATTGGTAACAAATACTTTAGATATTATGACCATAGACAAGCAGAAGCGATTACTATGTCTGGTCAACTTAACATTAAATGGATTGAGAAGAAACTAAACGAATACTTTAACAAGTTATATAAAACAGATGACGATTATATTATTGCGTCTGATACAGATTCCGTTTATATTAATATGGCACCACTTGTAAAGATGACAGGTGCAACTGATAAGAATAAAATTGTAAAAGCACTTGATACATTTTGCCATGAAAGATTAGAACCATATATTGCAAAAGTATATAAAGAACTTGGCGATTATATGAATGTAAAAGAAAACAAGATGGTTATGAAACGAGAAGCAATTGCTGATAGAGGTATCTGGACTGCCAAGAAAAGATATATTTTAAACGTACACAATTCTGAGGGTGTTCAATATCCAGAACCTAAATTAAAGATTATGGGTATCGAGGCAGTTAAGACTTCAACGCCATTACCAGTTAGAGATAAATTAAAAGAAAGTTTTAAAATACTAATGTCTGGTGATGAAAAACAAATGAAAGAGTTTGTTATAAACTTTAGACGAGAGTTTGAACACATGACGCCAGAACAGATAGGTTTCCCTCGTAGTATAAACAATGTGGAAAAATATTCTGATACAACATCTATATACAAGAAAGGCACACCAATGCATGTAAAAGGTGCCTTGTTATATAATCATTTACTTAAAACTAAAAAAGTAGGACATAAGTATCAACGAATATATGAAGGTGATAAAGGTAAGTTTGTACATTTAAGAAAGAATATGTGGAATGCAAATGTAATTACTTTTATGGCAGATTTGCCAAAAGAATTTGATATGCACAAACTTATAGATTATGATTTACAGTTTAATAAATCATTTATGGAACCACTAAGATTTATACTCGAAGCAATTAAATGGCGAGTTGACGCAAGCGAAACAAGTAACCTAGAGGATTTCTTTTGATATTAAATAACCAAGACGCTACATGGGCGATGAATTACTTTATAGAATACTTTGGTCAGTATGAAAGAATAGACCAGTATCTTAAAGAACAAAAATTAGAACAAGTAAAGAACTTTCCATTTCAGTTACCTGGCATGGCAGACGAAGATGAATTTTTTGCCAACTTTGAAATATCACCTGAAGATATGAAATTTAAAGTTACAGAACCTAATGGTCAGATATTTGATAGAATGTTAAACAAAACATCTAGTCATACAAACATGTCTAGTATACCTGGTAAGTCTGTAAGATTATTAGTTACAGAAACAACTACAAATACTATTGTTGGTTTTATAAGACTTGGTAGTCCTGTAATCAATAGTAAACCTAGAAATGATTATCTTGGTAGACCTCTTGCAACTACAGATTTAGATGAAATGGGTAGATTTAACAATAGTGCTATTATGGGTTTTGTAATTGTGCCAACACAACCATTTGGTTATAATTATCTAGGTGGTAAATTGTTAGCGGCGATTTGTTGTTCTCATCATGTAAGAGATATACTAAATAAGAAATATAATACTAACATATGTTTATTTGAAACAACAAGTTTATATGGTAGTAGTAAATCATCTAGTCAGTATGATGGTATGAAACCTTATTTAAGATTTAAAGGTTTAACAGATAGTCATTTTTTACCATTATTACATGGCGAAGCATTTAAGAAAATGAATACTTGGTTTACAGAAAGAAACGGAGAACCTTTGGTTGATCCTGAAGCAAGTAGTAGAAAACTCAAAACACAAACAAAGATGGTGTCTATCATCAAAGAAAGTCTAAAGAAGTATGACGCTAATCTATATGATAAGTTTAGTAAGTTTGTAAATAAAACTAGAGACTTAACTGAACAGAAAAGATTTTACATGTCTGATTATGGTTATGAAAATGTACCTCAATATCTAAAACGAGAAACAGATGAACTAAAACCAGGCATAAATTACGATAAGTTTACATTAGAAAATACAATCAAATGGTGGCAGAAACTTGCTACTAAAAGATATAACAAGTTAAAAACCAATCAATCTATTAGAAATGAACTTGAAATATGGCACGAAGATGCCAATATACAAATTATAAGATAGAGCTTGACTAAACCAAAGGAGTGTGATATAATGATACCTATGAAAGATATGATTGAGAAAAACCTTATGATGTCAGACTATATGACAATGGTAAAGGTTATACAAGCAACTGCTCAAAGAGGTGCGATAAGACCTAATGAAATGAAAGCAGTTGGCGAACTCTATGAAAAACTAGAGTTTCATTTAAAGAAATTAGAGAACGAACAAAAGGAGAAAACAGATGGCGGACTTTCTAAAACAAATAATTAAGGAAACTGGCAATGAATATGCAAGTGTAGTAAGTGATGGTGTCGAAGCAGGTGACGTAGATAGTTTTATAGACACAGGTTCGTATATGTTTAATGCCTTACTATCAGGTAGTGTAAATGGTGGTCTACCTAGTAACAAGATAACTGCTATTGCAGGTGAGAGTGCAACAGGTAAAACTTTCTTTGTATTAGGTATGTGTAAAAACTTCTTAGACCAAAATCCAGATGGTGGCGTTATATTCTTTGAGTCAGAGTCAGCAGTTACAAAAGATA